CGCGCGGCGTGGTCGGCCTCGTCACCCTTCGTCGATGTCCATGCGGCGAAGCAGACCGTGTCGTCGTTGAACGTCGACTCGACGTAGTTGACCTCGCAGTGGTCGAACCACTCGAATTCGTCGGCGGGTATCTCGGTCATCTTCAGCTCTCCCGGTTTAGGTTCGGTGACCACCGTCCACGGTGCTACGAAATGCAGGTGTCTATCGCGTGAAACTCCACATGGTGTGGCGTCTTTCGCGCCTTGGAAGGTGCAAATCTGCTTGTCCGGATCAAGGCCGGCATAGTCGGTCCGGTAGACGTGATCGTTGATCACGACAGCACCCCCTCGATGTCAGGCGGTGTCCAACCTTCGGGTTTGAGCACCTTGCCGTCGTCGCGTCGGATGATCGGCCCTAGTGAGCCGTCGACTTTGGACAGATTGGATCGAACGACTTCGGCTGCAGCGGCTTCGGCTTTTTCGGGGCCGATGTAGTTGAGCAGGGTGCCCCAGGCGATGACAATGATGTCCAGAAGACCGTCGACGATTTCGACGTGATCTTCGTCCATCTCGGCGCACCAGTATTCTTTGAATTCCTCACGTAGCAAGTCCTGGCGCAGCACTCGGTCGGTGTCGGTCCAGTTACTTCCCGGCTCGAGAATGGGGTGTCGAATCTGCCCGGCCAGCTCCATGAAATACTGAGTACCGTCGAGCAGGTTAGGGAGCTCATTGGCTCGTTCGGCGTTGTGGGCGAACAGGTTTCGCACAGCGTCAGAGAATCCCGGCGCGTCCACCTTGGTCGATGGGGAGCACGGTGTGTGGTTGCCGTGGACGCAAGGTGCGTCTTTCGGTAGGTGGCCGATTTCGAGAATGCAGATGCACCCACAGATTGGCGAATAGCGTCCGCAAATCTCGACGTTGTGCCTCTCGCACATGATCTCTTTCATCATCGCGGCCTTTTCCGCAAAATCGCTCATGCTGTCTGCGTCCTCACCTTGTCTTCGATCAGCTCTTGTTGGATGCGCCGCCCGCGTGCGAGTCGTTCGATCACCCGCACGACGAGATCGGTGTCTTGGGGCCGCGCCTTGATCCAGCGCATCATTTCGTGGTGGATGCCGGCCTGCAGGCCGATAAGTCGATCCAGCACCGAGACGATGCGACGGTACTTCCACGCCGGGTGCGCCACCCACGGCTCACCCTCGTAGGTGAAGCTGGCGTGCAGGCCCATCGGCAGCCCACGCTTCACCGTGATCTGCACGCGTTTGGTGACGTACTCGCTCACCGGCGTAGCCACTCTCCGAGCGCGATCAGCCGGTTGTGCAGCCGTGCGCGCAGGGTCAGTTTGACCGGGGTGTACCACTCGCCTTTGTAGCCGATGACGAACACGTCACCGTGCTCATCCAATGCGCCGAACGCCTCGGGCAGTGAGTCGAGCCAGCCGCCCGGCGGTGGTGGTGCGTTGTCACTGAGCAGTGAGGCCAGTCCGAAAGCGGTCCTCGAGCCTAGCGGTGGGTGCGCGATGCGCCACTCTCGTTCTTCGTCGACGTTGGTCATAGCAATCCCCTATCTTGTTGGTAGATGCGTGATTTCGCGGGCTAGTGATATTAGAACCGCGTGGTATGCGCAAACCCACCGTGTGCTCGGATCGCCGGGTGCCGACCTTACGAGGCCATTTGGCTAAATGTGTACCGGCGCCGAGCTTCCCCTGCAGGGCTTAGAACGGCGGCATGTCCGAGAACGTCTTGGCGACGTTGGCTCGGGTAGCGGGATCCATCGAATCCCACGCCGCCTGCGGAATGCCCTCCGGACGCTGCGGCTCGGCCACAGCCGTGGCTGCCGGTGGTGCCTGGTAGGCCGGCGAGCCGGGAACCGGCTGCTGGTGCACGGCAGGCTGGCCGGTGGCCGTCGACATGACAGGTGCAGAATCCGCCGGCGAGCTGAAGTACGACGCCGTGGCTGCCGCGCTCGGAGACTTGTACGTCGCCGAGAACTTGTTCGTCGGGTTCAGGCCCGGCCGGTCCGGTGGTGTGCGCTCGATCAACGTCACCGTCAATTCGGCACCCACCTCGGGCGGCCCCTGCCGGCCCGCCTTTTGCACGGCGTCACCGATCGCTCCGCGCATCCACCCGCCGACGTACAGCGAGCGCCGGCCGTCGTCGGGCTCGGCCGCGGTTTCCGGTGGCTTGCACATCTCGAAGTTGCGGAACGGGGTCTGCAGATCGATGCGAACCTGCATGATCGGCGTCACGCCGTCCGGCTTGAACTTCGGCTGGTTGGTCGCCGGATCGGTGACCTGCTGGGGAGGATGCACCGCCTCGATGGTGCCGGACACCGACGCGCCGATCGGGCGGTCCTTCCAGGTGACCGACTTGCCGCCGCCGGCGCTGAAGAAATTGTCGAGAGAGGGTTGTGTCATCGTTGTACTTTCTGTTGTGAGTTGCGATATTCAATTGTAGTTTCTCCCAATGGATTTGGGAAGTCTTATAGGAATCTCGGAATCGCGACGTCGCCGCCCTCATCGAGCAGCGTTCGGAATGTGCCGTCCATCATGTAGAAGCGACCGCCGAGCCCCCAGCCATCGCCCCATGAGTTCTCGAACCGAATCAGGTATTGGTTGTCGGCGTTGAGCCGTCGAAAGCCGCTCGCGAGGTATTCGTGTTGACCGGCCAGGTCGCCATCGATTGTCACGACACCGAGCTTGTTGGGCTTCATCATGGATTTGTACCAATTGGTACCGACAAGCACCGGTTGGGTTTCGAGCGCCTGCAGAAAAGCGTCGAACCCGAATGCCCACTGGTAGCGGGTGATGATCCCGCGATCCTTCCACCATTTCATCAGGCCGATGGCCGACGAACCGTTGTCCGTGGGCGGGTAGGTCCAATCGAACGGGTCGTTGAGCGTGGCGTTGTGGTAATTGACGATGCCCTGGTCGTTGCCGAGATACAGGTTGCGCTGACGCATGTTCACTTCGTTGAATCGCTTCCGACTCTTGTATGCCGCAGTGCAATTGAGCATGTTCGCGCCCGAGAAGCCGACACAACCCGACGTGTAGAACTGGTCGACATGCGGTGCATCGAACCTGTGCGTTACCGACGACGAGACTTGACGAGTCGACTTGTAGGCGTAGTCACGCGACCGCGGATCATGCAGTTGGATCCGTCCGAGATCATTCGCCACAGTAAGGCTCCCATTCTCCGCGGGTGACAGTGACGGTACGAGAGACGACACGGACTGTCTCGGCGACTTCGGGGCAGCCCATGGAGATATATGCCTTTCGGACTAACTCTGCAGTGTGATGAACGTCGGCCACGTCGGTCTGGTAGGCAGCTTTGTCGGATACGACAAGACTTGGGAAGCTGATGAACACGTATCCCCGACCGACGACCTCTACGGCATATTCGTTCTCGGAGTTGATCTCTGTCATGCGCCCTCGTTCCTGGTGACCGATGCGCCGCTGCTGACGGTGCCCGACTTGATGTAGTCGAAGAACCGCGACGCGCTGGCCGTGATCGTCTTGGGGTCGACATGCGCCGCCACGGCCAACTGCACGCACTGCAGGCGCAGTTCCTCGTCGGTCATTTTCGGCTTGGCCGGTTGAGCGAAGCCGCCGCCCACTGTGCTGGTGCTGCCGCCGGTGGATGCGGGGTTGGGAGAGCTCATTCGGTTGCCTCGACTTCTACTGTGTGTTGGATGAGGGATTCTGGAACCACGACGATTGCTTCGGGCTGCAACGCGTCGAAAGCCTTGGCAGGCAATCTGATAGTGATCTTGACCGCGATCTCATCGAGATTCAGCGATGCTGGCTTCGATTGGGTGACGCGAGTGATCTTCGCGTTGGTGACGCGCTTGTCGCCCCACTGCAGGCGCTCGGCGCGCACGGTCAGGTAGGCGGTGCCGTCGACTGTGTCGCTCATATCTCCCCTTTGCATTGAAGTGGCGATGATGGCTCTGGACGCCACCATTTGCAGAACGAACAATCATATGGTTTCGCCGGAATCCATTGGTAGGCTTCGGGATTCTCTTCGACGCGTAGGTCGTTGATGAGCGCGATGGTCGCGTCGCGCCGCGCCAACCCGGCCAGCGCCATCTCACGGCTGTAGTCGGTCTTCCACAGGTGCATCTTGCTCAGCGTGCCCGCCCGCGGGATGAACGCGATCGCCACCTGCTTGACCGGCAGGCCCGCGTTCTCGAAGCCGAGCCCGTAGAACTGGACCTGCTGACGGTACACCGGGCCGGGGTCTTTCTTATATGCGGTAAACCGGGTGTAGCCGGGCACCTTCCAGTCGATCACCGTCTGCGTGAGCCGGTCATAGACGTCCGATGATCCGGACAGATCCTTGGCGACGTTGACGCGCGACTCCGGTACCCATCGTTCCCAGCCGAGCTCGCCGTTGGCATGCTCGCACGCCGACTCGAGCCAGGTGTGGGTGGCTACGCCGATGATCGACGGCAACGGGTCGTAGTCGGAGTTCGCCCGCGGCACTTGCATCAGGCCGTAGGCGAGCCGGCGCATGCAGGGGTGCGCGACGTCGCTGGGGCCGAGCTCAACCTGTCGGTGCCGTGGCGTAGCCTCATGGCGCGCACGGATCATCTGAACGAGATCCTCGCGCAGTTGATCCTCGGGGATCGCGGTGGCGCCCTCGAAGAACGCTTCGACCGTCGTCACGCGCTTTCGGCCCTCTCGGCGGCGCGCGCGCATCGCATGTGCATCAGGTTGCCATCGAAGAATTCGCAGCAGTCACCTTGCTCAACCTCGTTGCGCTTGTCGCATTCGAGGTAGTGGCAGTAGCCGTCGTACTTCGCACTGAACGGCTCGGAATGTCGCGACGGTGCGCTTGCCCAGAAGTCAGTCATCGACGACCTCGAAACGTCGCTTCTCGCTGGCGACCTTGTAGGACTCCCAAAGTTCGGGATGCTGTTCACGGAATGCCTTAGAGTCGAACCGGTTCTCTTTGAAAGTCGGCCACGACACTGCCATCTCGCCGTCAAGCAGGCCAGCGTCGGCGGTGCCCATCGCCTCTTCGACGATGACGCGGGAGCGTTCCTGTATCTCTTTGAATTCGGCGATCTTGCGCTTGCATAGGCGCAGGATCGCGATGTGCCCGCGGACGGATTCGAGGTCGATTTCGGTCATGGCGTCACCGTATCGGAGTGGGCCGACAGATTCTTGATCGCTTGCTTCACGCCGTCATCTTTCGGAGTCGGTCGTCGACGCCCGCCTCGCTGAACGGATCGGCGGCATCGCACGGCGGGCAGAGATTCTCCGTGCAGCGATCGAGCACGCCGGCGGCGACGGTGAAGCTGGCTCCGCAGCGCGCGCAAAAGAAGGTTTCGGTCAACGGCATGGATTCATCATGCGCTGTGACCGGCGCCTCTGTCAAGACCTATGACAAAGGCCGCGGGGGTGGAGGTTGAGGGAAGTCAGGCAAGTGAATCGGCTCGATCTGCCGGTCCAGTTGTGCGGCCATATCGCAGATCAGTTTCTCGCGCTCATCCCATCGTTGCTGCACCAGTCGGTACCACGGCAGCGTTTGGTCGTAGGCCCACGTGCGGAAGTCGGCGAGTTCAAGATCGCGCCGAAGATTGAACTGGTCGTTCATCTTTCGCAGCTCCCCGCGCACAGTGTCGCTGGTGACCAGCGTGTGCTTTACGCTGGCTTCGTTGACCTCAACCTGGCTTTCGTCGACCTTCGGTTTGCGCCGGTTCTGCGCGTAGGCAGCCAGTGCGACGACGAGTGCCGTGCCGGTGGCCGCGACCTGCAGGGCTTGGTCAAGCTGAATCATCTGATCCCCGCTCTTGTAGGGATGCGATGGCTTCGCGGATCAGTGTCTTCTCTTCCCGCTGGAAGCGATGGATGCGTTTGTAGAGCTTCGGAAGAATTGACGCAAACGCAAGACATAGTGTGAGCGTCAGCCACCCCCCGAGCGAACCGGTCGTCGACTTGAAACTTGTCTGGCTGTAGATCCCCCACGACACTGCCACGGCGAAGCCGCCGCCGATGCTCAGCCAGTAGGGCAGCGCAATGTCGTCACCGAGAATCTCGCATGTGACATGATCGCGGACCCTGCGCATGATCTGCCACCGGCCGAACCGCGCGCCCAGTAGCGCGCCACACAGCACCATCCCCGAGCCCACCGCGAAGCACGTCGCCATCGTGTAGCGGGCGCCGTGGCCCAGCGCCAACACGTTCGACGTCAGCGGCGCACCGGAGAATACGCATGCCGCGTAGCACAGCACACCGATATGCGGCCAGATGTAGTACGGGTGGCGGTCCAACCGGTCCAGCGGATGGTATTCGGGGTGATAGATGGAGATGACGTTGACATGCTGCTGAATGGCGCGCTCGGAGATCGCTTCGGCGTACTTTACGTTGCGGGCGTGCCGTGGCCGGAAGCGGAGGATTCCCCACGTTGGGATGACGATGAACGCCACGACCACCACACAGATCAGGGTTAATCCCCACCACGTCATCGCGCGGACTCCAATCTGTCCAGACGCATGCCGATCTGAATCTTGCGGATGCACTGCGCGCACAGCAGCGCCACTGCGCAGGTCCATGGGATCAGCATCATGCCGGCGAAGATTGTCATGCCGGCATACAGCAGCGGTCCGTCGTAGGCATAGGCACCGGTCCACGCCGAGACTTCGAACAACACCAGCAGAATGAAGCACGTTGCATGTCCGGTGGCCTGAAAGATCAAGCCCATCCAGTCGCGAAACAGCAAGCGGTTGCTCATCTCTGCGATGGCCGCACCGCCGTGGCGCATCCATAGGCCGATGATCGGCGCGAGGTTCGCCGGGATGGCCGCCCATACCCACAGGTAATACGTTGTCAGCCCCATCGATTCGGAGATCGTCGAAATCGGCGGGAACCAGAACGTCGCCAATATCGCCCATGCCAACCATGCACTGCAGTAAGGGGCAATGAAGTCTCGGACCGAGTCGCTGTCGAGACGATTGAGCCACCACAACTTCAGCCGGTCGGCTAGCGAAAGCTGACCGGCCGAGGTCACGATACGGTGCCGTTGTGGTCGGTGACTTCGCTGGCGACCGGCGCCGGTTCGACAGCGTTGGTCATCGATGCCGTGCCGGCGCTACCGAGGCCCGCCGATAGAATGGAGGTAAGGACGGAGATGGCCGTCGCGGTGCCCGCGGCGCTGAACGTCTGTCCCCAATCCAGGCTCATCACGTTGGCGCCGTCTAGCGTCAACACCGAGAGCAAAACTTGAGCGAACGTCTTGATGGCGCGCTCGAGCGCGTCTTTGAGCCAGGTGATGCTGAACATGGGAGTCCACCTTTCGATTCAGCCTACGAACCAAATGGTAGACGCTTCAGTCACTAATCGTGACAGTCGCCAATGGCGCTAACGACGGAAGCCGGCGATGATGTCGTAAGCCGCCTGCGGGCCGGTCCGACCGCCGTACTCGGGCATCGGCAAATGGTATTCGCCGTGGCGTTGTAGCCCCGGCAGCGCACCGATGAGGCCGATCAGACCGGGGATATTAGCCAGTACACCCTGTGGCGCCAAGAGTTTCTCGAGGTCAGCGTCGACCTTCTCGTCACCGGACTTGTTTGCCTGACCGAAGAATTGACTCAGCAGTGAGGTTCCGGTGGTTAGTCCGGCCATCGCTGCCACGGCGAGCTGCCCAAGCGGCCCGAACAGCCCGAGGAACGGGACGTAATTCATAATGATCGGGACCGCGACACGCAAGACGTGCACGAAGAACGGTAGTTCCATCTCGGCTTCGATGATGATGGCGTAGAACGCTGGCCGAATGCTGTCCGACGTCGGGACTATGGCGTAAAAGTCGTTCTCGGCGAAGATGTTTCGGATCTTGCGCGCCAGCCACGCTGGGCGCGTCTTGCGGGCGATGCCCGTGCCCTCCTTGGAGGGGTTGCCGAACTGGATCACGCCATTGATGCAGCCGCGCAGAATGCGGAAGATTCCTGGCGACGAGGGTTTCTTGCTTGGGTCGCCGGGATGGACGAAGCCACCGTCACCGAACAGAACCTCGAGAGCGTCCTCCATGCCGTCCGCGGACTGTGAGTAGCCACTGAACCAGAGTTCGAGTTCGAGATGATCGCCGATCTCTTCGAGCTGAGCATCGGTCAAACTGTCGGCGTTCCAGTCCTTTTCGGCGCAGTACGCAGCAGCAAGGCGTAGGGCCTCGGTGACGTCGTTTTTGCTATCGATGGCCTCACGCAGCGCCCGGCACTCGTCCCAAGTGACCTCGACATAGGAGAACGTCGGATCACCGCCGAGCGCCCCGAGGTAGCCGCCCTTGATGAAGCCAAGCGGTTGATGGTTGATGTGCAGATTCTTGCGATTCTGGTCGCCGGGGCGATTGTCAGTGCCGACCATTTCGCCCAGGTCGAATGACGGCCCGATGTTCCAGTCCGCACCTGAGCCCGGTGCAGTGAAGATGTGAATTTTGCGGTGCGCGACCGGAACCGGCTGTACCGGCTTGGCAATCTCCACAGCGCCGAGCGCGCGTTGTGTGGCTGCGTTGGCGACGCCGGTGGCCGGTAGGCCGAGAAACGGCTGAATGTTGAACACCGCGTCGAACGTGGCCTGGTCGTAGCGACCCGACTCGGTGACGCCGAGCTCTTTGGCTTTCGAGTTCTTCGGGTAGGCGGCTATCAGCCGGTGCTGGATTCGCACGACGGCCGGACCAACATCGTTGAGCCCGTAGCCGATCCACTTTCCTGCGTCGTCGTGTGCCATGTCAGACGCCTTTCTTCAGGTCGGCGATGGCGTCGACGATCGATTTGTTACCGAGTTGCGACCAGCCGGTGAGGCTGGGGCCGCGTAGCTGGCGCAGGATCTCGATGTTGATCTCGCGGTCGGTCCAGTCGTCGGGGAAGCGCTTAACCGGCGCCGGCACCGGCGTGGTCGGCACCGGCAGCGGGGTCACCGCCGAGCCGCCGTCGAAGAACTTCACATCGCCGACAAAGGTGTCCCACGGGAAATTCGTCCATGGTGAGTTCATCGGGCCGCCGACGTCCTGGTGGTCGCCGATGCCCAGGCATTTGGTGACGTAGCGGTGATCCGACAAGCCTTGCCGTGCGTTGCCGTATGGCGGCAGGATGACCTCAGTCGAATAGTTGTATTTGCGCGCGTCCTGCACCATCAGGTACGCCGCGACGCGAATGGCGTTGCGGTACTTGGCGAGCCATTCGTCGCGGCTGAATTCGACGAAGCTGCCGGCGAAGCAGTAGTTGATGGAGAACACGTTCGCATTGAGCACCGACCAGGAATACAGGTCGGTGTCCACGACGTCGACGACGGTCACCCCGTGGTCGTTGGGGTCTTCGTGGATCGTGTAGTGGTAGCTCACGGCGCCAGAGCCGCTCGTCGAGCGCAGGAATCGCGACAGGTCGGTGGCGTTGCCGTTGCCCTGCTGCGTGTGCAGGAACCCGTTCATGGGCGGTCGGCTACGCACCGATGCATGCCCGTAAGTACCGTCAGCGCGGCGGTCCAGTCCGATCTCGTTGATCTCGTTGAAGTCCGGTCGGTTGTCGGCCACGTCGGGAATCCCTTCGGTATTCGGCATCATCGCATCGCCCATTGCCAGCGCGCGGTTCCATCGATCGAGTCGGTCCGGATAGCCGTTGGGGGTCTTTCCGTCGATCCATCCGTTAACGCATCGTGACACCGACATGATGTCGGCGGCATCGGCGTAGCCGTTGATCTTGCCCGGCTTCGGCCCGCCGTTGAGCCAATACCACGACGCGGCAAGGAATCCCCACTTTGGCTGCTCGACCAGCTCGGGTTGATTGACGAACACTTCCGAGTCGGACACATAGCCTTGGGCCTGACACCACAGTCCGAATCTGCGATAGTTGCTCGACCACGTGAGCTGGATCGGCCCCCGCCCGCGGTAGCGTGTCCGGTCGGCGTCCCACGAAGGATTGGACGTCTCGATCTCGGCCATGTACTGCAGGCCCAGACTTTCGTGACCAACCTGCGAGTGCCAGGCGGCCGCCCGGCGCGCGGTGGTGCATTGCGCGGCCAGCATCGCATTGTTGTAGGCCGGTAGCAGCTCGGCGTAACGAGATAAGGGGAGCGAGCCACCCATGACGTCGCTCAAGGATTGTGGCGTCAGAGTCATCCGAAGTCGGCCAGCCTTGCGTCGAAGAATTCGCTTGTCACGAAGAATGCCACCGCGGCGATGACGACCCCTGCGGCGAGCCCGATACATATGGGCATGAGCATAAGGTCAGCGTAACACAGGTATTGACGCTAGTTTGATACCGTGACCTCGACCGATGAGGCGAGGTATTGGGTGGATCCGCCAGCGCTGGCGGTGATGCTGCCGCCGGCGAATGATGCCGCGGCGTTGGAGACGTAGATCGCGCCGTCACTAGCGACACCGCTGACTGAACCGGAGTCCAGCGGGTAGATCAGATTGGTGCCGGTGGGGGTGCCAGTCAGCGTGCCGAAGGTGCTGGTGCGGCGACCGGCGAAGGACACCACTACCGACGAGCCATTGGTGTGCGACAACGGGCTGACTCCCGGAATCGCGAGGGTCGTCGACTGCCCATTCACCGCGGCAGCGTTGCCTACGCCGATGTTCGATCCGGACAGGATGCACACCAGGCCGAAGTCAGCCGCGGTTGCTGCCGCAGCGTTTCCGGTGCTTTGTTCGCCACCCGTGGCGATCTTGTAGGCCACGGTGATTGAATCGGCGCCGCCCACTGCGGCCTTGGAGTCGGGGATCTCGGTGTATCCGGAGGGCAATATGCCATAAGTGGATGAGTCGTCGTTGTAGTACGCCACCAGGATCAGGTCGCCGGCCGTGCAGGTGTAGGTGGTTCCAGTGATGCCGCCCGAGTACACGAAGAACGGAACGTTGCCCGCTGCTGCTGTGGCTGACGCGTCTTTCTTCCACCCGACCGCCTGGACTACCGCGGCAGGTGGTGGCGGTGGTTGTGCCGCTGGGACGGTGATGAAATTCGTTGCCCCACCGGCGCGTAACAGATCATTGATGAATCGGATCTCCGCGGCGACCGATCCCTCAACGCTGGCGGCGCGCATGTCCATCCACTCGGGGCGCTGGCCGGTGGTGCCAGGGTAGTCCTCCCAGCACGGCCATACCTGCGTGGTGTAGCTGCCGATGAGCGCGTCGTTGAATTGCTTGACGCTGCCGTCGAGAATGCGGACCACCCCGCGGGTGCCGGTCGGGTCGATCGCCCATTCCAGCAGCACCCAATTTCCACCAGGACTTCCGTGACTGTAGCTGCCGTCGCCGTAAGTCGTTGGGGCGCCGGGGTTTGTTCGATATTGAGCGATCGTGCTGTTCTGCGTGTCTACGATGTGTGTCGCGGAGTTTGCCGTGTTGCCGCGGCTTGTCCATGCGATGGCACCGACATTGTTTGCTCCCGACGTTCCGCTGCTGACTGTGTCCCAACGGTGAATTGAGCGTAGGTATCTGCAGTTGCCCAGAAGTTGCTGAATCGGCAGCAAGTACATGGTGCCGGTGCCCACGGCTTTCATTACCATGATCGAATTCACAGCGGACGCTTCCAGTTTGGCTGTGGCCGCGCCCGCCAGTGTTCCGACTGTGTGGCCCGAGTCGGTGGTCGGCCCGCCTGATGTGCCGATGGAAGACACCGCCGATTTAGTCGGCGTGTACCACGCGAATTCGCTTGGTACACGCCGAGAGCCGCTGCCCTTGAACGGGATCTGGTTAAGCGCAGAACCTATCGGCATCAGTAGCCCTGGTTGTAGGCGCCGAACACGGTGGTGCCGTCGCTGGTCAGGAACACCCGATCCACCTTTCCTGCAACCGGCGTCATAACAGGGGCGCCCGAGTAGTCCCAACTAACTCCGCTGATGGAGAACGTGCCGCCGCCGGCCCCAGAGGCTTGGGTGAATCGAATCTCGATCGTCTGATCCGCGGCCAGGTTCGTCACGGTCACCGCGCAGGCGGTCGATGCTGTCAGGGTGATGGTGAAAATGCTTCCCTGCGAGGCATCTACCGTCGCCGTGGTCGTCTTAGTGCCCAGCGGGACGCGGGTTTCCTTGATGACCTGAGTCTTCAAGGCGGGGATCTGGATGCTGCCGGTTCCTGCGGCGACGATCAAGCCATCGCGATTGGTATCGCCCACCACATACAGGCCCGGTGCGTTTCCGGTGGCAGCGTTGTAGGTTCCCCACCTGTTCACCGCCGACGCGGTCGGGGTCAGCTCGAAAATTCCGACGCCGTTGGTGTCGAGAAGTTGGTTGAACTTGCCGCTGGTGATCGTCTTGTTCGTCAGCGTGTCGGTCGAGCTGATCGTCACCACGTTCACGCCTTCGACGGCCAGGCGTCCGGCCGCGGCGCGCGATACCGTCGTATCCGATGCGTGACCGAGCTCGATGCTGCCGACGCCCAGCGCAGTCGATGTCGATGCGGTGATGCCCGACACCGGCAGGCCGGTGCAGTTGGTGAGCGTGCCCGACGATGGGGTGCCCAATGCGCCGCCAGGTGCGACGTAGTCGGTGCCGCCCGTAGCGGTACTCGCCACACCGGAGGTCACCTTGACGATGCCCGAACCGGTCATCCTCTTGAGCGTCTTACCGCCCGTACCAGAGAACAACGCGATTTCAGAATCAACCGACGACGACGTGTTGGTCGACGCATCACCGCCGCCGCCACCGGCCACCGTCTGCCAGGAACCATCATCGCGGAGGAACTTCGTCCCATCCGGAGTGCCGGTGATCGACAGGGAGCTGATAGCGATGTTGGACAACGTGTTCGACGAACCACTGATCGTCTTATTGGTGATGGTTTGGGTGGTCGTCAGGCCAACGTAGGTGTCCGAGGCATCCGGCCACGCCCAGTTGCGAGTGGCGGTCACGCCGGTCACGTCCAACGTGACGACCTTGCTGGTGTTGGCACCGTCTTGGATGCGAATCTTGCCAGCCCCCGCCGCCCTCAGACTCATCGATACATCGGTGTCGCTCCCAACTACCTGTAGAACGGGAGTGCCACCGGTCGCCTGGTTGTTGAGTTGGAACCGGTTGACAGCACTGGCAACAGCTATCAGGCCGAGGATCTGGTTGCCGTTGGTGTCGTTGATCTGATTCATCCGAGGATTCGTCAGGGTCTTCGCCGTCAACGTCTGAGTACCGTCGATTGTCGCAACCGACCCCGCCGCCGTCCCCGCCGTACCCACGATCAGGGTGTCGTCGGTTTTGAGCGTGTCCGCTGCGCTGCGGTACAAGTTGGTGTCCGTGCCGAAGTAGATACCCTCAGCCGCCGTGCTGGGCGACGTGCCACCGATGTTCAGAACACCGTTGGACCGCGCCACCGGCAGCCCGGTCGCGTTGAGGGTGATGCGTCGGTTGATATCCCAGGCGTAGGGCAGCTCGTACTCTGCACCGCCACCCTGGTTGCCCCAGCGTGGCGACATAGCCTGAATCGCGGCGAGATTGATCGACACACCGTTAGTGCTGGTGATCGTCAGCCGCATGTAAGTGTGGCCACTGTGATACGGCTGCCAGAAGAACACCGGGCCGGGATCACCGTTGGCAGCGACGCCGCTCACGTTAGTGCGCGTCGTCCAGCTCGATCCGTCAGCCGACGACTCGATGAGCACCGTGTGGGCCGGGGTCGTGACACCCGCGTAGGCGAATCCGATCAGCCACCACTGGCTGTAGCTGAATGCGATGTTGGAGTTGTTCCACGTCCACCGCGCAGCCGTCTTGGTGGTGCCATCCACGATGGCGATGTTGTTGAACTGGTTGCCAGAGAAGACAGCCGTGTTCAGCGTATCGCTCGCCCATGAGCCGGTGTACGTCTCAAAGGTGGGTGTGCCCCACATGTAGTTGAACCGCAGCAGGTCGTGCCACAGGTTCTTTGACGCCGACGCGGAGGTGAACATGTTTTGGCCAGTGCCAGAAGCGTTCGGCGGCACAACAGCAGTGTTACTCGGCATCGACGTTGAGATAGAGCCGATGTTGGCAAGGGTGACCGCTCCGGTGTTGTCTACCTTGAACTTTGAGCTGCTGCCCACTTGAAGGTCGAGCAGGTTCTTGGCACCCGAGCCGGTGGTCGATTCCGTGACGTTAACCAGTGCAGCGGTGTAACCTGCAGTGCTCGTTTGGTTTATGGTTGGGCTAATACTGATGCCCGTTGCCAGTCCGGAGGACTGCGTCTGAGATCCGTTGAGGCGCAGCATCGGGGCGGTCGACGAGCCGGTAGCGCAAGTAACGTCGAACCACGCCGAAGCCCCACCGATGAGCAGGTTCTTGCTGCCAATGCCCAACTGCAGTGCGCGTAGGGTGCCTGTGCCACCGTTTTCGATGTTGAGATTGAAGACGTTGCTCGACCAGTACATACGAGCGCGCTCATAGTTGGTGGTCTGATCAGCTTGGTTGTGGAACTCAAGCGTGCTTGACTGCGCACCTACCGCAACGCCAGTCAGCGCAGCAGCCGACAACGTCTTATTGGTCAGCGTTTGAGTGGTCGTCGTACCCACCACAGTGAGGTCGGCGTCGGGGACCGTCCAGGTGCGCGCAGTAGCCGTGGACACGCCAGAGACGTTGAAGCGCAAGCTCTTAGAGGTATCCGAACCGTCGCGGATTGCTACCGAGCTAGTGCCCTTGGGCGTAAGGAACAGCGGCAAGTTTGGATCTGATCCCTTGGCTGCGATCCCTGGACTACTGCCAGTTGCACCATTGGTGATCTCGATATAGTTCACTGCGCTGGCCGTGGCAGGCAGACTCAAAATCGTCGCACCATTGACATCCAAGAGCGCCGTGCCGATCCGAGGACTGGTCAGAGTCTTCGATGTCAGCGTTTCGGTGCCACCCGGCGTGACGTAATCCGTCCCTGCGGTGGCTGTGGAAAGCACACCAGATGTCAGCTTGGCGATGCCTGTCCCTGTTGCTCGCTTGAGGGTCTTCCCCGCGGTGCCTGAGAACACGGCGACTTCACTGTCCACGGAGGTCGATGTGTTGGTTGAGGCGTCACCCCCACCACCGGCCGAATACTGCGGAATGTTCAGTACGCCGCCGACAAACGTTGCTGCACCCGATGTTCCGGTAGTGGTCAACGAGATCGGTGCTTGGTAGTCGGTGCCGGCAGTGGCGATCGACAGGACGCCGGTAGTGGTGGTGTTCTTCACCAGGCCGGTAGCCAGCGCGCCGAGGAACTGTGCACCGGACAAGCCCGCATCGGCTGTCCCTTGTGCGATGAACTTGTTGGCGAACGCCACGTTGGCCGAGCCGTCAACCGAGTTGCCTGCAAGGTTGCGTGCCGTTGTCCACTTGGCGGCCGAGCCGGTGGTGTTCTGGTTGAACGTCGGGAAGGTGTTGCCCGCTCCGGTGAAGTCTTTATTGGTGAACGCTTCGGTACCTGCCAGCGTCGCCAGCGTGCCGGACACCGCGGGCAAGGTGTGCGCCCTGGTGGTACCCGTGGTTTGCCCAGCAGGTACCAGTAGGCTGAAACCCTTTGTCGTATCGGAAGAGTCGTAGATCGAGAACTTGTCGCTGCGCAATGCCACAAGGTTCGACGAATCGACCATCGTCTTGTTCGTGAAGGTTTCCGTGCCTGCGAGGGATGCCAGCGTACTCGACACGTCAGGCAGGGTGTGCGCTCGGGCCGTACCCGTGGTCTGCGAAGACGGCACCAAAAGGCTGAAACCCTTGGTGTTGTCCGCGGAGTCGTAGATTGAGAACCGATCTTCTTGGAACGCTGCCAGGTTGGTCGGCGAGTTGAACGTTTTGTTCGTGAACGACTGCGTGTCGGTGGTGCCGACAATCGCTCCCGAAGGTGCTGCGACAGTTGACAATACGCCCGAAGTCAATACGGCGATGCCACTGCCGGTGGCGCGCTTTATCAGCTTGCCGGTAGTGCTCGAGTAAACCGCGACCTCGGAATCGACCGACGAGGACGGTCCGATCACATCTCCGGTGCCGCCAGCGGTTACCGCCGCCCATGTGCCGTCGTCACGCAGGAACTTTGTGCCATTCGGTGTTCCCGTGATCGACAGCGCCGAGATAGGAATACTGCTGAAGGTGTTGGAACCACCCGACATTGTCTTGTTGGTCAGGGTGTCGGTGGTGGCCCGGCCGACCAGCGTGTCTGTCGACGTCGGAAGCGTCAAGGTTCCGGTGTTGGTGATCGTCGAAATGACCGGTGCCGTAAGGGTTTTGTTTGTCAGCGTTTGCGTTCCGCTGATCGTGGCGACCTGACGGAAAGTACCGTCACCATTGTTGACGATGACACCGCCGGTTCCCGATCCGGCGATAGCCAAGTCGCGGTTCGTATCGCCTACCACATACATACCAGGCGGCTGACCTGTGACGTTATTGTAGAAGCCGAAGCGGTTCACTGCGCTTGCGGTGGGCGCCAGTTCGACGATGCCGATACCGTTGGTGTCGAGGATCTGGTTGATCCGCGGCGATGTCAACGTCTTACTGGTGAGCGTCTGCGTATCGGTGGTGCCGACAATAGCGCCGCTGGGCGCAGCCACCGCCGACAGGACGCCCGAAGTCAGCTTGGCGATACCTGTGGCGGCCGCACGCTTGATCGTCTTGCCATCTGTGCCGCTGAACAGCGCGACCTCGGAGTCCACCGCCGATGACTGGCCGACGACATTGGCGCCCGAGCCGATCCCTGCGAGTTTAGTGAACTGCGCTGGCGCCATCAACCCGGCATTGGTGCTATCGGCAAGGGGAATCGTTGCGTCTGAACCGGTGTCGGAAGTGATGATCACCGACGTCGGGCTCACGGTGGCGGCCAGGTTCGTCGCGCCACTGCCGCCGCCGGTGCCGAACGGCGACTCGTCCCAGGCCACGCCGTCCCACAGGATCATCTGACTGAGCGTGTAGTCGTAGTACCAGAACGGCGACGTGTAGGGACCGTAGTCCGGACGCTGTGATGTGGTGCCCACGAGCTCGGACGGTGGTGGCGTGATGACGACACCCTTGCGCGAGTCGCCCCCGCCGAGCCACTCGAAGCGATAGGCGACGCCCATCTGCGGTTCGATGATCCGCAGGGTGTTCGTCGTGCCGCACACGTAGTCGCCTGCCAGCATGCCGGCGAACTCGAAGGTCGGGTAGTGCAGCCGGTTTCGATAGCCTTGGTTGTAGACCGCGTAGGTGAACGCCGAGTATCCGGACTGTCGCTTGGACTGACCATTGAACTGGCAGTTGATGAAGTCGTTGGCGAGTGCGTTGGTCTGGCAATGCACTTGGTAGACAAGGTTTGTCGACCCATTGTTGGTGAAGTAGCAGGCGATGAACTTGTTATACCGCCCCTTCACCAAGTCCAAGCCCTTGGTCATGGTGCCGCGTTCGAACAGCATGCCGAAGAACTGATTCTGGCACGGGCCGAGATGAGCGAACGCCGCGTGGCTGTAGCCACTCAAGGTGTTGTCGTCGTCGAACACCATTGCCTTGGAGTTACTGTCGTCGATCTCGCAGGCGTTATTCCATGTGTTCGTTCCGGCGTCGTTGAGCACCGCCCATCCGACGTTGTTGCCGCGGGAGTGGCAGGCGTCGAACGCGCAGTTCTGCGAAGCATCCAGCCGCCATCCCTGCCCGGCGATGTCGCGGGCTTCGAGGTTTCGGAATACGCGCATCACGCACACGTCGTCAAGTGCGAAGCCAAGTGTGGCAACGTCGTTGCCGTCGAGTGCGAACCCTTCGATACGCCCGTAACGGTCGCCCGCTCCGGTGGCGAGCACGCCGACCTTGAGCATTTGGATCGCCGACGTCGTGGAAATCACCGACATCGCCGGCCCGGCGCCGTACATGTTGCCGCCCTCTTGGACGATCAACTGCGCATTGATCGGGAAGTCCCCTTCAGGGACGAAGGTGATCGCGCACTCGTTGAGGCACTGCTGGATCGCCGTGGTGTTGTTGGTGGCATTGCCCCCGGCAGCCGCACCGTATTCGGTGATGACGCCGAAGACGTTGATGAATCCGCCGCCGCTCGAGGCCACGCTGTCGACATAGGCTTTGACGGCGTTCGAGGTTGGGATCGTGCTGTCGTTGATGTTGGCTGGAATGCCCTCAGCAGCGGTGACCAGCGTGGCCGCAGAGAAGCTGGCCGACGTGACCGATCCAGCGGTGGGAATGCGCGTATCGGAGAGTCGAGAGTCGTTGCCTGCAGCCGCGGTGGTGCTCGTTGTGCCCAGCGTCAGGCTTGAGGTACCGGCGCCGATCAGTGCCCGAGCGGCCGCCGCAGTCCCGGCGGTCAGCAATCCGCGGCCGACTACAGAGGCGTCGCTGATGTCGATGGATGCGGGAGCCCAGTTGCCCGCCTTGGCCGTTGTGCTTGTGGTGCCCAACGACAGGCTCGAGGTACCGGCGCCGATCACTGCACGTGCCAATGCCTGTGTCGCGCCGGCGGCGATGACATTGGGCTTGCCGGTGATGTCGTCCCAGGCAACCGATCCACCGCCGGAACCGCCGCCGCCCACCGGTGTCCCGTGAACGGGGGTGTTGGGAACCGGAACCTCATCTTTCAGATTGGTGGTCGCGCCGTCAGCCTTGGCGTCGATCCACCACGACCGCATGTTGCCGCCGTCCAGCGGGGGGATCACGCTGGACTTCAGGTTGATTCGAACCTGCCACTGGATCCCTTGCACATTCAGGCCGGGATCTTCGGCTAGCAGAAGTACGGCGTCACCTTCTTCGGTGACGATGTTGCCGTCCGAGTCGACGTAAGCGTAGATGGGCTCGCCCATCCGGTACATCGTGTTGTCGTAGGTGATGAAGTGATCAGGCGGAATGTTGGCGCGGAACTCGAGGCGCGCGCGGTCAAGCGCGGCCTCGCTCAACTCGCTTCCGTCAGACCCGAGAATCTCTTTCAGATTGCCGGTGACGGTGAAGCTGGGAAGTGCCATGCGGGGTGCCCTGTTCTCGTCGACTCGACCTTCAGCGTACTGCTCAGCCGAACAATTGCTGGAACTTCTCGCGCGTCATCAACACGCCGTTGCCGATGGACATCAGCTCGTCACCGATCTGGATATTGACCGTCTCACCAGCCTTTTCCAGCACGGCCGAGTAGGCATCGGGTAGCGCTGAGGTTCGGGTGATGACTGGCAGCCCGTTGACGGTCGGTGTGCCGTAAACGATCTTGCCTTTCCACCCGTTGTCGTTCATCGTGAAGAACGCCGACATCAGGGTTTCCCGATCGGTGATCGGATAAGGCGTTACGTCGAGCTGGCTTTCGGGCTCGGGTGTAGTCATGTCTCTCCTACCTACTAGGGACCGCTTGGGGCAATGTCGGCCCAAGTCAGCGTATCGATGTCACCGGGGATGGCCTGAGCTCCAAAGAAGTTGTCGGCGCCCGCGCCGAACGCCGGCGTCCGACATGCCGATGTCAGAAGCACGCTGGCGGCCGGATAGGAAACCGTGAGGTCCACAGTCCCCGTGTAGAGAGGGGTGCCGTTCTTCTTGATGTTGGTGTACCAGTCGTTCGTGCCGACCGGAACGCCGGGCGCCCCGACTTCCAGTTCGAACAGTTCCGGACCTTTCGATGGCACGCTCATCGTGGCGATGATGTGCGGCGTGCCCGACAGGTAGAAGCCGAACACCGCCGTGGCGTTGAAGAACTGGACGAACTGGAAGGTGGCGCCGTCTGCTGAGACTCGCGCCATCACCATGACATTGGTGTCGCCGCTACCGCCGACCGGCGCAATTGTCTTCATCGCCGAGCGTTGCGACGAGGTGTTGAGCAGCGCGCCCTGGCGCAGGTTGATGATCTGTTGGTCGGTGCCGAAGCTCCCGTAGAAGTGCCCGTATCCGTTGCGGCGCCCGTAGGTTCCGGTCGAGCCGCCCACGTTGAACTGCAAGTATTCCGGTGCCAGCGTGGTCGAATTGGCCTCAGTGAAATCCTCGGTCACCACCGCGCCGCCATAGACTTGGCCGTCGACGGCGGCCTTGAGAAGCTGAACCTCTGAAAGCGCGGTGTCACCGGTGGTCTGTGCTACCGACGTGGTGTCTTTCAGTAGGCCGAACATGTTGGCGAGATCCTGCACGGCGTCGCCCAGCGGCGGGCCGATGATGGGGATCGAATTCAACACGGTGACAAGAATGTTCACCAATGCCGTCAGCGGTTCCTTGATTTGGGCCGGCAGGGACACCGACACCCATGAGACGAGCTGGCTGAACGCTGAGATGCCGGGAGCGAACACACCGGTGAGTGCCTGCACGACGATCTGCAGGATCGACTCGATGAGCTTGTTGCGAAGCCCAGTGCGGGTGTTCTCGTCGAGCCCGGTGACGCTGGTCGACTTGCGGTCGTTGTGGACCTGCTTGGCGAACGGCGACTGATTCGGGTCGTTCGGATTTGGCGTTGCCGGACTCATAGGACCGGTGCGACCTTCACCTTGAAGATCGACGTGCTCGACGACGTGGTGAATGTGTTGGCGCCGGTACGCCGCTCACCGCGAACCCAAATCGTCGCCGTGTTACCCGCCAACACCTTGTCGTACGTGGACAGGCTGTTGGGCGGCGGGCAGCTCGAGAACACCGTCGCGATCGCCGCGGCGTTGGTGCCGATCGGGCCGAAGCCGCGACCGATGATCGGCCCGGCTGTCTCGCCGTTGACCGTGCCGGTGGTTTGTAGCCGCGCCACCAGATCCACACCGACGTCGGCGCCGGTTCCGGTGAAGATGGTCTGCCCTTCGATCTCGGGACGCCAGTCGAATGGCTGGGCGTCCACTGGGATCTGGCACAGCGTGTAGGCCGCGTTGCCGCTCGGGGCGTTGGCGATGCCCGCAGGTAGGTAGCGATCGCCAATCGGCGGTGCGAACAGTTCGAATCCCGACAGGTCGGACTTCACCCGCAGCAGTCGTCCGGCTACCGCCGTGCCGTAGTCCGATGGAGTCAGCACCGTGTCGCCGGGGTCGCCCTTGGCGCCGCGCTTGATCGTCAAGCTCATTTGCTTGACGCCGGGCGCGATCTCGGTGAACGACGCTGATTCCGGTGTTGGATCGTCGTAGTCGATGAACGTCGTGATGATCTCGTCGTCGATGGTGTCGCTGTCGCCGGGGTCGCCCTTGACCAACGCGGGAATGTTGCCCAGGCCGCCATCGGGCGCGGCGACCGCGATGAACATGTTGCTTGAGGGGTCCCAGTCCAGCGGAATGCGGAACTTCGCCACGTCGATGACAAGGAACGGCTTGCCGTCGATTGTCGTTGTGTTCCAATTGGTTACCGGCATCAGGCCAAACCTCCACTTTGCGGTGCCAGGGTCAAGACGTTGTAGGACTCGAGCAACCCGGTGATGAAACGCTGGTGCTTCGCCAGCGGCGCCTCTTCAGCCTTGCCGTCGCCGATCTGGACGATAATATCGCGCTCTGTCGGAGTGATTCGGAACAGAACGTTTTCGATGTAGTCGGTGAATATCTTCTTCCGACCCATGTAGAGGATCGACATGAGTCCACCGCGGAAAACGTCTTTCCCGTAGGTGTAAACTTCGCCATTCTTGAAGGTGGCAATTGCGCTGACGTACCCGCGGGTGTCCCACAATTTGTTGATAAAGGCAAATAGTGTTTCGATATTGTACGGCGCTGATTGGGTAGCCGTGAATGTTTCCACGCCGGGATGGTACGGGCCGACAGCGTTGCGTCGATCGTAGTGCTGGACCTGCTGAAATGCTAGGAATGCGTCGTTGAGGAATCCCTCAAGCAAATTCGAAGGAATGCCCGTAAATCCAATAAGAATGGAAATGGAATCGATCAGCCAGGCAAACGTTGCATTCAGAAAATCGTTAAGCCATTTCGGACTTTTGCCACCGATAATATGGGTGTGACCTGCAGGCGTGTGGAAGCTCAATTTGCATGTGGCAATCGAGCCTTTCTCGCCTTTCTCCGGTGCGACCAGAACAGCCCAGGGTTCGACGAAATTGACGCCCAATGTCGGCGCGATGAACACGTCCTCGGGAGCGTACTTGCCCTCGGGATTCAGCAGCGGTGCCAACGCATTGCCCAACAACGAACCCTGCACGTCTACCACTGTGCGGATCACCGAATCCAGCACGGTCTTCGTCGGACCTTCGATCTGGCTGCGATCCTTGGCCGTGAACACATAGGTCGGTTGCGTGAGGTTGGCCCACTCGTCGGGCTGGTCGTCGTCGACGTCTTTGCCGTTGAGCCCCGCGGGCAGCCACAGGTCCATCCGGACGTCCACGCCATACGCCTTGGTGATGTCGGTGATGACTGTGCCGCACGACTCCATCCGGACGGTGCGGGCGACCAACGGGCTGGTGTCCAGCAACGGGTTGGTGTGCACCACGTAGACCGGAGTCTTGAGCATCTGGAAGATGTTGCCGTTGGATTGCAGCAGCGTGCCGAACCATGTTCGGAAGTCCGGATTGAGCGAGCCGGCGTTGTTGATGAAGTCCCACAGCCCTGACTGCAGACGCATCGCGCACTCGCTGACCATGACCTCGAGCACCGTGCACAGAGCCCAGATGAACACCGCATGCGAAGGGATCTGAACCTGCAGTGGCAGAAGGAAATTCGGCCAAATCTGCATGTAGTTGAGAATGTCCCAGATGCCCAGCAGGTTGAGGGTGCCAACCCATCCGTTCTCGGTGTACTCGTAGTCGAACGTCTTGACATAGAACGGCAGCCTCAGCCCCGCGGTCTGCACGGTGATGCCGACCAGGGTGTCGGTGCACAGCATCAGGGCTTCGATGTGTTGCGAGTCGCCCTTGACCTTGATCGTCGCCGAGGGCAAGTTGTTGCGCGGATCGGTACCCGACATCTCGATCATGTCTTCGCCGAGCTCGCCGATGGGATTCCAGAACTTGTCGTGCAGGGTGACGATCCACTCTTTGTCGAGCGGACTGGTGTTGTTAGCCAGTCTCTCCGCGGCCATCGCCGCGGTCATGGCGTCACCCTCGGTGAGCTGCTGTCCCAATAGGGCCGTGTCCATGGTCAGCATCAGTACGGCATCCTTCGCAGAGGCGTGCCTGCTGCTAGAATCTTCGAATCCGCTGTGCCGTTGTCGATTTCGACCTTGATGTGCATGGGCTCGGCAGGCTTGCCTGGCGACTTCGGCGGCAGGGGAACACTGAATCGGCCCTTGAGCAGTGAGTAGGGATTACCCTGCGGTGGCCGAATCCCGAACAGAGACTTGATCTCTTCGGCCAGGGGTGTGGCGTTGTTGCCGACCGCGAAGCTGAGGAAATCGGACAGGGCTTTCTGAAAGAACGTGAGCTGCTGCGGGGTGGGCGGGGTTTGCGTCAGGTCGTCGACACCGCGCTTGCCCGGCTTGGTGCGGATGTACATGATCTGACCCGGCAGCAGCGGACCGAACTCCACGTATTCGTTGGCGCCGGCATTGGGGCCGTTCCAGAATCGGAAGGTGCCCGGCCCGAAGCAGGTGAAGTTGATCCACATGTCCTGATCGCCGACGTTGAACAGGTCGACGAATCCGGACTGCTTGACGGCGTTGTTATCCCCGGCTTTCCAATCGCGGATCGCCAATGGGCTCAGTGAGCCATCCGCGCGCATACCGACGCCAGCCGAGCGGTTCGACGTTCCCAGCGGGGATCCGGTGCCGGTTTCCTTGACCGTCATAATGGTGGATCGGCCGCGCTGGATCACGAATGTCCGTGCGTCGGTGTCATTGCCGGGAATGAGACGCCACTTCTCACCGGGCAGTGGCGGGACAATCAGGATGCGTTCGCGCAGAACGGTTTCCGCGCTGCCGACGAAGTACGAAAGCCTGATCTTGTGCCGGTACAGTCGCAGACGAAGACCGCTGGTTCCCGGCGTGCCGGTGTTGTTCAGCCGCGCCCACAGGTCTTCGTAGGCATCGGTCGGGTGATACCACAACTGGCTGTAGGTGCCCAGTTGCATCTCGACGACCTGATTGTCCGTGGTCGACGTGTAGCCGTTTTTGCGCGCCACCATCGTTCGACCGTTCAGCAAGGTCGGGGTGATCTCGCCGTTCTCGATGTGCACACCGCCGGCGCCCGCGCCGGTGACCGACGTCGTCCAGCCCGACCCCAGGTCATCGGGGTCGTCGAAGTCGAACGCGTCCGATGTCGCGGCGAAGGTGAAACTGAATTCGTCGATGGTCGGATACGACTCCCAGAAGCCGGTGTCGGCGCGCAACCTCAAGCCGACGTTCTCGGTTGACTTGTTGATGGCGCCGATCGAATCGGCCGGTGCCTGAAGCCATCGAACCTTCGACCACCAGCGGCCCAATTCCTGTGTGAACCAAAACAGTTCAGCTTCCCGTTTGACGTCCAGTGAGTCGTAGAGGTAACGCCCGACGCGCCGGCAGTCGGCGGGATCCTTGCCGCGGATACGAACGCCCAGCTCGACCTCGATGGCGTCGTACAGTGCGTCGACGAATGAGACGCCGTCCTGCGTGGCGCCTTTCTGATCGATGGTTCGCCACGGCGGGATCAACCCCTTGAGGTCTTTGATCTCCACGCGACCGGGCGCGACCGCACGATCGGCGATCGATAGGCCGCCGAGCATGTGGAACACCACCGTGCCGTCGTAGGACAGCAGGCCCATCTGCGGAATACGGTTGTGCAGAATGTGATACGCCCCATGCGGGGTGATCGGTCCTGCCGGGAACCGTACGAGCGGTGGCATTACGGCCTCCCCGGTGCTTGGTATTGCGCCGTTTGATGCGCGGCGATGTCGCGCGCGATGCCGTCGCCGGTGTCGCGGTGGCTGGCGTCGACGCTGATGTTGTTGGTGACGCCCTGTTGCATGCCCGGCCCCATGCCGTTCTGTGCGAATGCCTGCTCGGGCGTCAGCGGCGGCGGTGCCGTCTTTCCGCCCTGCTGTCCGGCGACGTTCGGGATGGCCGGGAGCGCCCCGGCGATGCCGCCGAGGATGCGCGTGAACCAGCCGTTGTTGGCGAGCTCGGACCCGCCGGACGGTAGGAACGTCTGCATCAGCCCTTCGACGCCGATGCCTGCGAGCTGACCCGCGTACTGGATCGCGCGACTGCCCAGCTTCACGCCGGTCGCCGCGGCCTGGCCGACGCCGGGGAAAGCACCAGCGGCCAGATTAAGCGCGGTGTCGACGGTGCCACCCGGTGTGATGCCGACGCCACCGGCGCCGGTGCCGGTGGGCGGGCCGACCGTTGCGCCGATCTGCGTCGGGCCGACGCCGGGTTGGGTTTGCGTGGCCGCTGGCGCGCTCGGGGCGCCTACACCCGCGTTCAGTGAGCCCAGCGGGGCGCCGACGCTTGCGCCGGCCATCCCCGGCCCGTAGGCGGCAACCGACTGCGGTGTGCCGAACGGTCCGATGTTGCCACCGGGCGTGTTCGACATGCCCATGTCGGGAGCACCGAACGGCGAGCTGGACGTGATTCCGGCATCGGTGTTGATCTGCGAGGGGCCGAGCCCGCCGCCGGGCAACCCCGATGTGGAATTGGGTTCACTGGTGGCCGCGCCGGGGAGTGTGACGTAGCCCGAGACGTTCGGTAGTGCCGGCTGGCCGAAGTTCAGCGTGCCGCCGCCGCCGCTGTTGGGGCGTAGTGGGACTCCTGGCAGGAATGGTGACTCGCCAGCGCCGCCGCCGCCCATGAACGCCGATGCAGGGGTACTGGTGTCGACACCAGGCACCATGCCTTTGGTGATGGCCTCCCATGCCGACAGCCCTTGAGGTTTGGTGCCGTTGTATCCGGTGAAAGCTGTCCTGTTGGCGATTTCGATCTGCTGCTCACGGGTAGCCATTGCCGGATTCGTTTGTCCGGTGAGGTCGACGCCGCCAAATGCTTTCCATGTGCTTGGTGAGAATTGCAGACCGCCATAGTGGCCGGTGCCGTTGTCGGGGTGAGCCCAGTTACCGCTGGCTTCTGCACTGGCTACAGCATCCCACAGCGATGATCCCGCCGGTCCCGGCGGTGGGCCAGCGCCGGGACCGCTGGCCGGTGAGCCCGCCGGCGCACCGAGAAGTCCTCCGATCGTGCCGCCGCCAGGCCAGTTGGTGACGAACACCGGTGTGCCGCTACCGATACCGGCTGTGCTGCCGAACGCCGCGTTGGCACCGGACGACACCACGCCCGTGCCATTGGGGTTGATGTTGTTGGGATCGCCCGGCTTGTAGAACGCATGAACATGGTTCAGGTGATCTTGCGACGGATCCCCGGTGTGTCCTCCGCTGTAGTCTTGCGGTGTGGCGCCGTGGCCGTAGCCGTATGTCTGGTTGTTGAAGATCGCGCCGTAGACATTCGGGTCCGAAAGGACTTGTTGTAGAACCTGATTGCCCGTAGCGATGTCGGGAACCATGATGTCCAGCGCGCCGTTCTGATGCTCCCCGTACTTGTCGGCCTCATGGTCGCCAACTTGCAAGCCTTGGCTCTGCCAGAACGGCATCATCACTCTGTGCGCGAAGTCTCTAGCCGACTCTCCCGGCATCGCCTGCCCCGCGGCGCCGGTCGGTCCGTGCCAGCCGGGATAGGACGAGTAGTTGCCGTACGGCGAATTCGCCCCCGACGCCGAATACGGGTTCATTCCATCGGGGTACGGCCGACCGAGAATCGGCGACAAACCCTTCGAGATGTTGTCTGCCCCAAGGATTCCCATCAAGCCGAAGCCGCCCTGAATGGGTGAGGCATTGGCGGTGGCTTGAAGGTTCTGCAGTGTCGGCCCCAGCAGGATATTGCCGAGCATCTTCGTGAAGTTCTCAGCAAGCCCCGCCAAACCCTTGGACAATCCCAGGTCAGGATCCAGCGCGGCGCCGAGCTGATCCATTCCGTTCTTCATGTCTTTGGCTGTGCCGCGGAGCTTTTCGGCAAGATCGGCCTGCGCCTTTTGAAGCGCCTGTTCCTTTTCGTGCTCTTTCCACTTGGCGTCGTTGATCTGTTCGGCGGAAGCGGTGTTGCTTTGCTCGAGAGCGAGCCGATCCTTGCGTGCCTCTTCGAGATCGTGCGCCTTGCCCTCGAGCGTCGTTTCCTTGTCGATGACGTCTTGCGGGTTGGCTTGATAACCCGGCGCCGAGTAGATGTCCGGACCGAGCGGGCCGATGCCGGTGACTGCCGGCAGGCCGGGAACCGGCGCGAACGGGTCGACTTTGTAGGTGGACGGATCCAGGTTGCCGCGGATCTGATTGAGAATGTCGCTGTCGGACAGCTTGTTTCCGTTGGCGTCTTTAGGCGGCGGCGCAGGAACCGCGGACGGCGCGTAGGGTCCGAGCCCGGCCGTTTGGTTGCTCTTGGCCCGCGGATCGTCGGACGGTAGCCACCCGATACCGGGCACCAGTACCATCTTCTGTCCCGTGGTGGGGTTGTCCCATGTCTTGGGGCCGTTGAGTGTTTGGTCGGTACCCGTGTACCCGACGTTGCCGTAGCGGCCCTGCTGCGTCCCACTCGGCGGCGTCGGCGTGTAACCGGCCCAGTCGCCGACGTCCATGTGCGGAATGTCTTGGTAGTCTTTGCCGCCCAGTGCTTGGCGCAGCGGTTTGAAGCCGGGGATGCTGTCGAAGAATCCTTGGGTGTTGTGACCCATGTAGTTCAGGCCGTCGATCACCTTGTTGACCAGGGTGGCGAACACCTCGGGAATGTCCATAATGGCGTCGCGCAATTCGCCCAGTGGGCCGTGCATGCTGTCGAGCTCGTTGCGCCACGTCTCGCCCATGGTCTTCGTGTCGAGCGTCAGAAAGCCGACAACTTCGCGCACTGTTTGAATGTCGTTTTTGAACGTCTCGATGTTCGACTTGCCGTCCGAATTGAAGACCCGGTAGAAGATTTGCGTGATCGCCGAAATTGCCGACCCGAGCTCTTTGACAGCTTCAATACCCTCGGCGATCCACTCGGAGAGCTTTCCGGACTGGCTTGCCTGACTGATGAAGTTTGCGAATTGCGTTGCGGCGTTGGAAATGTCCTTAGCCAGTCCCGGCAGGAAACTGGACCCTGCAGCGGAGATGTCGAGGAACGCCTGCGCAATGGACTGTGCCGCGGGCTCGAGATTCTTGAATGTGAGACTGATGTTCTCAACAAGCGTTTGAATCGAGCTCTGCCCGCCCGGCGACGATGCCGCGGAGATAACCCCCTTGATCATATTGTTGTATGACCCGGCGACATTCGTTGTCAAAGTTTGGATTTCGGGTAGAAACTCGTTGCTCAGGTTGTGTATCTGCTCGGCCAACCCGTTGAAGAACGCGTCTTGGGTGGCGTACTTGAGCTTATCGAGCTCGGGCAGAATGTTGCGGATCTCGAGCGCGGCCTGTTGTGCATTGGGGCCGAGCAACGCCAGCCCTTCGGCGAACTTCTCGGGATCTCGAATCTGTTTGAGGGTGTCGCCGAATCCGGCCGTTGCTAATTGCAGGGTGCCGATACCTGCCGCGGCTGCCGTTGCTGCCGCCGGCAGCAGGTACAGCGATTGGGTCGCCGTGGTCATAATGCCGATGGTGTCGACCAGGCCCTTGAGCAACGCCGGTCCCGCGATGGTGGCGATGCCGCGGCTCGTTCGGAAAGCAGCCGTACCGATCTGTTGAACGATGTCGCTCGTACTCTTCAGCGAGTCTTCGGCGTTTTGCAGATCGGCGATGTGCTTGCGCAGCGCCGCGCCGGCGGCCCGGTGGGCGTCGGCCTCGCGCCGGCGGGCGCGCTCTAAATCCTCCGATGCTCGCACCGCGGCTTGGGACCGAATGCCCGATCGCTGTACGACTGTGCCGTATTCATCGCTGGCGCGCGATGCCGAGAGGGTGGCGTCGGTCAGCGCATTGAATGCGCGCTGAACCAGTGGGCTGTCACGTGCGACGCGTCCGCTGATTCCCTTCATCATGTTGCCGCCGAAACGCTCTCCGAGCGCAGCGCCATCGGCGTCGAGCTGGCGCCCCATCTGCTCGACTTCGCGCCGGACCTGACGTTCGTGGATGCGAGCCAGGACGTCGATATGGATTGCCATCAGGCGGCCCCGTAGTCGCGGACGTCGTCATCCATGGTGTCGTTGAGGCTGGCGTCGGCGACCAGGGCCGCCGAACTGCGATCGGCGAACTGGTAGAAGTCTTCGCGGCGTTCGGTTGTCGCCTCGAAGTCCGCGCTCTCTTCGCGCTGTTCCTGCTTGGTCAACAGCAACGGCGGTTCGTAACGCTGACCACCGTGTACCGCGTGCATAGTGGCTCTGAGTCTAGCCAGTTCATTGGCTATGTGACGCCAGGTGATTTCCTCTTCGGAGTATTCACCGCCGCGCATCGACGTCTTGAAAGCGCCTCGCTCGGGCATCCATTCGAGCAATTCAAGAAGCTCGTAGGACGACATCTCTTCGCGATGCCACTCGGAGATGCGGCGGTGGTGAAACTGCGAAAGGTCGCTAGCTATCTGCCGCGGAAACTGACGCCAGATCCACTGAGCTTCTAGCACTTTTGGAGTCACGCTGTTGCCGCTCCTGAATCAGTAGGCTCTGCTTGCCCCAGATTTTCCAGACGTCTTTGGCGCTTTTGCCGCCCTCACGCAGCCTCTTGTAGTCGATGTCGCCGAGTGCGATCTGCACCAGCCGCACCGAGTGCGGCGGCTTCACAAGCTGACCATTCTTGCGGTATGGCGTCTTCAGAGATCCGCGGATCGTCTCGCCGGGGACGAGCGGCCCAGTTTCGTTGCCGTCCTTGTCCTTCTCGTAATGGTCGGGAATGGTGATGTCGGGGTTGCGATCGTATTGGGTGTCGATCTCAAACAGGTATTCCTCGTAGGACTCGAGCTGATCGTCGTCGAGCATCCCGTAGTCGGGGTGCGGCGGCACCTTCAGAATCTCGCCGTTGTCGAGCGGTAGGTCGGTGGTGCCGAACAGCGCCTCGTACTCGTCGGCTTGGGTGAGCGCTTCGGCAGCGGCGTTCTCGCCGGCGGTGGGGAGCTTGGTGGGCAGTTCGGGGGTGTCGGCAGCTTCAGTCATGTCATCGATCTTCGCACCGTTATGACCCGATCTGATGTAGTGTCCCAATATGGGTCGACAAGCATCTGTAGGTGATCAATTACGGCAACGGATCCAGTCTGAGCGTGAACGCCGCGGACTATCCCAGGCCGACGTAGCCGACTACCTGACACGCAAGGGCATTCCTTGCTACCGCACCACCATCACCAAGATCGAAGCGGGTATGCGCGACGCACGCGTCGACGAGATCAGCGCCATCGCCGACATGTTCGGCATTTCGCTGGACGCCCTCACTGGTCGCACACCGCGCGACACCGATCTGCTGTGGGCGGTGTCCAAGTTGACCGGCAACGCGCAGAAGATGTCCACCGAAGTCAGTGCACTACGCCTGCGATTCATCGCCGACGCCGAAGACGTCCGTGCAATCGCCGACGACTTTCACGCCGCCGATCTGCTGGCCTACAGCCACACGGTGGCGGCCAAACTGAGCGAAGCCGGCGGCGCGCTCACGCGGCTCGCCAACATGTTCCCGCTGCCCGCCGCGGCGAAATCGTGAGGCGTCCCGGCCGGTTGCGTCGATGGTTCATCGCCAGGCGACTCGGGTTGCGTTGCTTGGTGTGTGGGCGTCGCGCCGGCTACGGCGGCATATGCCCGAACGCAGCGCACAACGGTTGACTCTCCGCAACGTTATCGGTGAACTTTCACAGGGAGAGACATGACTGCTGAGCCGCTATTCGAGGCGCTCAAAGACGAGTGGACCGAGCGGAGAATGCTCGATCTGCTGCACCTGCGGTACTCGCAAACCAACCCTGGCAACGGGCCGCGCTACGCCTGCGCAGAGCACGTCAAGAACGCCGCCGGATTCTACGCTCGCCGCTGCGCAGACTTCATCGCGGTCGACTGCTGGCCCACCGGAGGCATCGAACTGCACGGCCATGAGGTCAAGGTCAGCCGCTCCGATTGGCTACACGAACTGAAAGACCCCACGAAAGCCGACGCATTCAAGCAGTACATGCACCGCTGGTGGCTCGTCGTGCCTGATGCCAAGATCGTCAAACCGGGCGAGCTACCCGAGGGCTGGGGGCTGCTCGTCGTCGGCAAGCGGACCACGCAAGGCGCATGGCCGAACTACCACGAAAGACGCACCGAGTTCCGGCTCAAAGCCGCAACGCAAGCGCCAAAGCTCGACCCCGAACCGGTCCCCGTCGAACTGCTGGCAACGCTCATGCGATCCACAGCGAAAACGTCCAAACGACGGGCGCACGACACGTTCTGCACGGCACCGTGCAACCACCCGTCCCGCCTGCTGGCGTGACCCGCAGGCTGACAGAAGGA